GCCAGCATAACAACTTAGTGACGAAGCTGAAGCCATAGTAACCACTACTAGCTTCACCAGATCAACATGACCCATGTGTTGCATATGCTTATCTAAGAGACTTGCAAATGTCTCAGCAATCTTGATTTTCTTGGTTTTCGAAGTACACGTCAAATACACAACTTTGGAATAAGGAACCGATACAGCAGCAATAGCCTCAGTCGGAGGAGCTGGAAGATCGCGATCAATTTCTTTGGCAGTTGAATTCATTCAATAAGTGATATACGAAAGAGCTTCGGTGTACGAAATAATGGGGGGCATTACGCCCAACACTATTTGTCCACTTTCCACTTCTTCGTTGACTTCTTGAATGAGCAAATTGACCTGATCTGGTGCCACCCAAGGGCGGTCAAAAGCACTGATTTCCAACTTGTGCCAAGGTACGGTTGAACGAAAACCGTAAGACTTCAAGTTGAATATGATGCGATTGATAGCAGACGCATGCTCCATCTCATTGGCAGTCATAATGTCATAAATTCGATCTCCCAATTGGTAATTGATAGCAAACAATTGGAAGTAACCCAAAACGACGTCGTCAAGTTTGCCACGACTAATTTGTCCTTGTAGTCTTTTGTAAAGCAATACTGGATCTTTATACAAAACCCCCTTTTTACACTTGAAAGAGCAGAAATCAGCGGTATCGCTAATTTCTTCCTTTTCAATTCCTGTTTCAAAAGGAGCCCATAAAGTCCATTCTTCGCTTTCAGCCAACACGTCTGGTCTCGTATTGTCATCGCCCGAGTTTGCCATTGGCATTCCGTAAGGCACGCCATATTGTAAAGCAACTCTCCCGATTTTCTTGTCGTTGTTGGTCATCCAGGTAAATATCTCACCGGACATGGTCATCACAGCCAGATGCAAATGCAAAGTGTGAAAATCCATTTTGTCAGCAATATATTTGTCAATCATCTTGCGAGGTACATCATATCGAATCATTTTCCGTTCCATGAGACGAACACCTTCACCTTGCACACTGCCATCCATGCCTTTGGTGTCAGAGTTTCTAAATGTTGCATGATTCATGTTGACTTTGAACCATTCAACCATTTGACCATAACTCTTTTTGACATGCCAATAAATGTGTGATGGCAGATCGGCGAGTGATTTTTCCAACAAATATATCCCGAGAGGACCAAACTCAAAGATATATTCGTCAGACCTGACTAGAATCGTTTGCAACGGC